AATCCAGTCGTTTAATTCTTTACTAGCATTATTTCTAGTGTAAAGAATGTTTGGTATATCTCCAGAAGAAGATTTCATTGTTCTCATCTCTGCAGTATAGTTACGCTTGTCATTAATATCAACTTCTGTTGGTATTAAATGCTCTGGAACTTTAGGTAAATTATCTAAATATTTAAACAATAGCATAAATTATGTAATCCTCTGTTGTAGATATTGTAAGGTATCATTATCATTAAAATACTTACCCTCAAAACACTTCACTGTAATTATATTTCCAGCTGTTGATGTCAGAAACATTGCATCAGATGTTTCAGCAAACCATGGTAGGATATTACCATACTCAAACCAAATACCATTTCTATCGCATAAGGATTTAACTAATTCCATCACAGTACCCTTAAGACAGTTCGTGGCAGGTGCGTACACCTTTCCACCTCGAATAAACCCAACATTAAATCCTGGACCCTCAGTAATAAGTCCACCATGGTCTAATAACACAGCAGTATCATATCCACGATCGATTGCTTCCCACTGTGCAAGGTTTAAATCATTCCAAGCAAAGTTCTTCATCGTTTGATCAATAGATGTATTTCTTTTTTGCTTCGCTAAGCAAACTGTAGCTGTATTTTCTTTATTGAACCCATAGTAGGGTTTGGTATAGATGAAGAGATTCGGTTTACAGTTGGCTAAATCTCTTGGGTTACCAGAAGTAGGTATACCTCTAGTCAAACCGATCCAAACTAATAGATCGTCAGTCGGTGCCATAGCTACCAATGTTTGAATAACTATCTCGATGTCGTTATCAGAGTACTCAACAGGGATTCTCCATCCCTGAGAACTGCGGATGAATCTACTCAGGTGTGCATTTAGGTTTTCAATTTCACCATTCCTCACTGCAAGCACATCATAAGTTGCATCACAATGAATTAAGCCAAGATCTAAAACAGAAACTGTTAGGTCTTTGACTTTACAATACTTACCATTTTTCCAAGCAGGATAATCAAGCACGAATAAACTCCATTATTTCTTTGGCTAGAATATATCTAGCTGGTTCTAACATTACGTAATGTGAAGAATTCTTTATAACAACCTTTTTCTTCTCACCCAAAAATTTTAAATACATTCCATTTGTGCATAGAGAATTATTAGAATTACCCCACTCACTAAACAACAATAATGTTTTAGTTTTGTTTGGTGAAATAATCAATCTATCGACCACTCCAATATTTTTATTTTTAGTGGATAAATCCCTCTCAAAAAACCTATTGGCAGTTTCTATATCCTCAATATACTTCTTCTGATTATGATTTATTTCTGCATTAGGATCAAGTAAAATTATCCCTTTGGTATTTTCTGTTGATGATGCTATAGCAAGAAAACACCCAAAACTATAACCCATTATATAATCTACATCAGTAGCGAGTTCTTTCAAATCTTCCACTAAACTCTCATATGTATCGCTGGGTTCATAATCTACTGCGATAGTTTCAACTCCAGCATCATACAACAAATCTTGTAGGTTTTGTTCTGTGAATGTGGAGTTGAACATGGTGTCATATTTCCATGTGACACCCATGAGATATAAAAGACTGTGCTTATGGTTGGGTGGTGTTTTTCTGTGTACCAGCACTGGTCACTTTCTCATACAATTCAACGAAGTCTTCATGGTCTGCAACTTCTTGGTGCAAACTCTGCTTATGAAAAGTTTTAGCAATCTTGTTGATAATTTTCTTTGGGATTTGCAACTGGTCAGATTGTTCTTTGACAATTTCTTTAATCAAATCACGTTCTGCTTCAGTTCGAATCATAGAGTTGCTGATTTCACGAATGGCTTTTTGTAGATCAGTTTTCTGTTCAGGTGTCAATACGTAATTCATCATTTATCCTTTTTAATTTCAATTGATTTTGAGAAGAAGATGTGCAACAAAACTGCTGCAGACCAAGTCTCTAATGTATAGGGGATTGCGAGCATAGGGAATAAAGTGTTTAGTGCCCAGAGATATAAAATTGGCAGAAGAACTGCCAAACCAATAATAATGATGACACCAACAGTGACACCAAACATAGCAATAATTGTTTTCACAGCGAGAACTCCACTTTAATTACGGAGTCCCAACGGAAGGATCTCCACTCTTGTTTTTCTGTATCGAAGACTCGTACTGCGGATCCAGAAGTCTGGCTACTCGCAGTTTCTTCCTTGGGCATCTTGTCTGCAGGTATTCTTCCCTCGCAGAGAGTACATAACATTTTTCTTTCTGTACCATCTTTTTTGGTAAAAGTAATGCACAGATCTTTTGTGTTTGCGTCTCGTAGTAGTCCATGTGTCCACTCTTTGAAAGTTTCGAACTCTTTATCATTCTTGAATACTGTTTGCATCGTCATTATCAAATCTCACTTTTAATTCATTAACTAATGGTTGGAAAAAATCTTTAAATTCTTTTGTGTTGTAAAAGGTAGTATGATAACTATTCGTCAGTTCCTTACCATCTTTATCGAAGGACACTTGTTTAACTGTAAATTCTACAAGGTCATATGCGTGCGACTTAACAATAACTGACTTATGTAAGTCTGGTTTGTTAAGTTCAATATTGATATTCATAGCTACCTTTCTTGTGCTTGGGTTGACGTGTGTACTGAACCTTAGACTCCACCTTTCTCATACGATACTTGGGAGTGCGCAAATCCTTTGCTATAGGATTTCTAGGTTTAATTGAATTATACACTACTTTCATTTTAATGTCAACTTATTTTATTATTGCAGTCTGTAGATAACTCCAAAGATGTATACAGCCAACAACCCAGCATTGACTACAATAAGACTTTTCTCTTTCATCCTTATTGCAGCAGCAAGCCAAGTAATTGCACCAGCATTAAACAGATACACGTTCAATGGATCCATAGCCAATGAAGTTGCAACTGCGCCAGCAATAGTCAACGCAGTTCCTAACCACTTCAAAAATTCTGTCATTTAACTTCCTCTACTGTCACACGATACGCTTTACCATTTCTATCAATCACAGACATAGTCTTGCGAGTAGATAAAAACTTTCCTTGTGGATCTAAATCCCATTGCGTCTTTCCAACATTATCAATGTAAGAACTATACTTATCCGCATCTTTCTTCATTGCTTCGCTAATAACTTTAGCGATATAGTCACAATATGCTAACATAACAACTCCTTTTCAAAATTAGTACTACTTTCTTTGGCATAGTTGATAGTAGTAAACACTCAGATGCTGTTTTGGCTGTTTAAAGTCTACCAAGGATATTCCTCCACAAAGACTTTTCTTAAAAGAAACCTGAAACAAACACAACAATGGCGAAGATAATAATCGCAGGTTGTATAATGTAAAAAACCAAATCACGCATAATCTTTTTTGCCACCAAACTGTTCATTATATTCATAACCCATAAAATAAGCACGCATCTCAGCAATACTCATGTCTTTAGGTTCAACTCGATCGCCACGATAGGATCCCTCAGGATACCAGTGCGGGTCTTGCGGACGACTATACCAGCTATCAGCAGCACCACGATCAAATGGGCTACCATGACTACGATCAAAAGTTTGACCACGATATTCAATTGTATTCATATTAATGTTCTCCATAATATTGCGCATCATCATTTGCACATTCATCTGCATAAGACATAAACTCATATTGCTTTTGCAGTTCCAAATTTTCCAGTTCTTCGATTTCTTCTGGGGTGAGTTTATTTAGATCAATCATTTTTTCGCTCCATTGATTGAGAACCGATAATCATCAGCAAAAATCCACCAGCACAAGCCAGAAGTAGGTAAGGTAAATCAGCATCACTAGCATTGTCAAGACCACCAGAAACACCGAAAATAATTAAGAGACCAATAAAAAACCTAATCATAATTAAATCCTCGACAAGTTGATCACACGACCAGCATATTCCATGAAAGAAACTTCATGGGGTACGAAAACAATTTTGCCAACACGAGAGTGCTTACCTTTCTTTTGAATCTCGCCACCGAACACATCTTTGGTAGCAGTAATTTTGTAAGCAAAGTAACCTTGCTCAGTGTTCTTAACTTGTTCAACAACACCTTCAACGAAACAGTCTTCACGACCAACCATCGGTTTGAAGTCATAAGCACGGATCACATCACCAACATTCACATTCAACATTTTGTTTCCTTTTTCAATCATCATAAGACTATTATACAGCCATTTTGAATTATTGTAAACCCCCAGTTTTGCAAATTTACAACGCAAAAACCCCTCTACTAGAGAGGGGTTGGGAAGACCCTACAGTTTGTAGGGTTATTTTGAAGTTAAATTTGAGGGTTTGCAGGCTGTATCAACGCTACCACCTGCTAGACGATATGGAAGAAACCATATTTGTAGAAAATACCAAACCCAAAGATCAATTGGATTTATCATTGTCTTTTCTTGCGAATTTTTCAGAAGCTGTGAATCCCAGTCCTGCTATCACAAGATAAATCATTGAATCGAATAAAGCTGGCGTTACCTTATACCCTTGGATGTCAGCAACGAACCCATAAGCACATAACAAAAACGCTAATAGTGTTACAACTCGTTTGCTGCTGACAGTTCCATTATGGCCATCAGATACCATGCTTCTTAACCAATTCATGATATTAGTCGTTTCTTGTATTTCTTGCTACAGGATCTCCTGGCTCAAGATTATATGATTGTGTAGACATTGGCATTGGTGGCATACCCATTGGTCTTGGTGGCATACCCATCGGTGAACTCATTGGAGTTGGTGCTGGAGTTGTTGGTTTATTCCAGCCAGAAGTTGCTGCTTCGAGTGCTTTCTTCTGTGCATCTTTATCTCCACCTGCCAACATAATTCCTGATAGAGTACCAGTCAAGAATGTTGCGATAGGAATAATTAACTCAAAGAACTTCTGGTCGATAGGACTAATAGCGTTCAATGGTTGAGTAACAAAGATAATTGAATAAAGAACAACGAAAACAATTCCAACAAGGGTAAATGATAAACAGATACCGATGAAGAACTTCAGACGAGCCATTAACTGCTCTTCTGTATACATAACTGGTTCGCTCATTTGCATGCTCCTGTAGTTGTTGATGCAGCTGCTGGTCTAGCAACTTCACCATCTTTTGGTGGACCGAGTCTTGGATCTCTCTGCCCTTTAAAAATGTGTTCTGGACAAGTTCTGTTAACGTCGCATAGTGGCAACTTACAGATTTCCTTATCCCAATTAGATGGGTCTTGACATGGGTAACGGAATGATTCTTTACTTACTATTGCAAACGCAATAGGGATCAGTAACAAAACTCCTATTAGCCACAGTAGATGTTTATCATTCATACCATTACTCTCTTGTAGTTATTATTTTCCAGCCAATGGGTTGTCCAATGCTTTCTGTATCTTACTATCTATTTCTTTACGAATTTGGCGCATGTCTTGATCGACTTCACGATTAAGTTGCTTACCATCACGCTCGACAGTTTCAACAACCTTTTCAAGTCTACGAATATCTTGCTTTAGGTCGTTCTTAATATCTTGAGTATATTGAACAGCTTTCTCACTATTTTGCATAGTGAGTTCCATCTTCTTATTCAATTCAGATAGATCAGGGGAAACATATTCCGCAATCTTTTTCTTCATGCCTTGATAATCTTTATAGACTTCAAATGCTCCATAAAGACCACCTAGTGTAGATGATACAATCGTAAACGCTACCATCAGTTTGGCTGGCGTAAACTCATATCCGCCGATAGAAATTACTGTATCTTTGCTGGCAAACTTTTTAGCTGCAGCTTCTAGGTCGTCTACTTTCTTATTTAGGTCCACTTTCTCTGTCATTTCCTTTTCCCTTATTGAGACAGAGGATTATCCAATGCTTTCTTAATCTTCATGTCCACTTCGTTTCTCAACGCACGGATTTCCGCTGTTGTTTCTTTTTGATTTTTTACTAATTCTTGTGTCACTTCTTTTACGCTCTGGTCACTATATCTACGAACTTCTTTCAATGTAGAATCAGAGTCTTTTTTAATTTCTTTAATAGCAATATCAGTATCTCTTAGACTAGCCTTTGTAGATCTCTCTAAGTTTTCAACAACACCCTCAACTCTACGAACATCGTTCTTTAAGTCGTTTTTAATGTTGTTTGTGTATTCAGTCATCTTGCTAGTATTTGCATCTAACACTTCCATCTTTTTATAGAGTTCAGTTAAGTCAGGTGTTACGTACTCAGCAATTTTCTTTTTCATACTCATGTAGTCTTTATAGACTTCAAACGTACCATAAAGACCACCAAGCAATGAAGACACTAATGTAAATGCAACCATCAGTTTGGCTGGTGTAAATTCATATCCACCAATACTGATAACCGTATCTTTACTAGCATACTTCTTTACTGCTGCTTCTGCTTCGTCAATCTTTTTATTGACATCTTTAATTTCTTCTGACATTTTAATATCCTTTAAATTTCCGTAGGTTCCGAGTTGATATTAATTATTTTGCGTATTGACTCTCCACCATTTCATTGTGGACTCTATCTGATCCACCAAACATTCTTAAAGCACTACGATTATCCACAGTTCGTTGGTTCCCATAAACTGTATATGGTCTATAACCAACTCCATCTGGGATCATTGCTTTGCTATAAGAATCAAATCCAGGAGTAAATCCCATTGCTTGAATCACAACATTCTGAATCTGCTTTTGAGATTCCATGTCTGCTACTTTACCCATTTCATTTGCGAGGTTCTTACCTTTTTCTACAGCTTCTGCTCTTGCTGCTGCTTGTCTTCTTTCTTGTAATGCTTGTCTAGCATTTGGTGCTGCTGGTTTTTCATTACCACCTTGTGCTTGTTGAGTCTGTGGAGCAGCTGTCTTTTCTCCAGCTTCGGGTTTGTTTTCTGGTTTTCTTTCTTGCTGTGCTTGTTGTTGTGGAGCAGCTGGCGCAGGTGGAGGTGGTGCTAATTGTACTGGAGCACTCGGTGCAGCTGCAGAGTTTGTTGTTGGTGCGGGTGCAGCAATAACTCTATCCACGTTACTATCACCTGTTCTTGAAACACCAACTGCAACCGATCCATCTGAACTTACTGTAGCAGAAGCAGTTGTAGTTGATGGTTGTGTATTTGAAGGATCGTTTCTTGCTATAACACCAGCAGTAGCTACTGTTGATGCCATGTTTTGTTGTTCAAGTAACATTTTTGTAGCATATGCAGTTGCGTAATTTGGACATTGCTGACTGTATAATCCATTCAATGAACATTGTTGATTAAAGTATGCTTGCTCATATCCAGGACAAGTTGTAGAATACAGAGAGTTTATTGAACACTGATAGTTAAGATACGCTGATGCATAACCTGGACAGTTAACATCAAATAGTGGATTAGCAGTACATTGTTGAGTAAAATATGCAGCTGCATAACCTGGACATGATGGATCGTACAAAGCACTTATTGAACACTGTTGAGTTAAATACGCAGCTGCATAACCTGGACATGATGGAGAAGATAGTGGGTTCGTTAAACACATATCAACAGCACCAGTGCCACTTAATGCTTGCCAACTAAAAATACCTGAACTCCCAGGAGTAATGTTTATACCTTGTCCATGATATGCTTGAAAATACTCACCCTTTGATAAATCGCCAGCCATACCAGATGTAACTCTGTTCCAACTCACCATAGCACCAGCAATTCTAGTGTCTATTAAACCAGATGAGTTAATTTTAATTTCAAAACTATTTCCACCAGCAGAAGAACAGCATTGACTTGAGTTATACCACCCATAAGTCATTTCGTTTGTGCCACGAAGATAATATTGATTATTAGTCCACGAATATAAATCAGTATGCAAACCATAGATGGTATAGTTGTATCTTGAATCTCTTGTGGTTCGTAAATCAACACCTTCGCAGCATGCGCCATAGAGACCAGATGTTGCTGGGTTTTGGAATGTAACTAAACCATTGGTCATCGCCCAAGAGTTGTTGAAGTTTTGTCCGTAGAATGGAAATGTGAATCCAAGTGGAACTTCATTATACCAGTCATCCCATGTTGAGATATTTACAGCATTGGGATTGTTTTTAATATCTTGTAATGGAAGTGCTGCTGACCCAGTTCCAACTGTAACTGACAAACCAGCACCACCTGGAATTGGTACTGATACTAAACCACCTGTTCCACCATTAACTGGTGTTAAGGTAAAATCTGTTCCAGGGATTTGAACTTGTGCTTTAGCTCTTGGCGCAAATAGAGCCAAGCAAAAAACTAAAATCACTAAACCCCAAAATCTCATTAGTCTTTACTCTTGACTTTTTGTGGAACTCTGTCTGGATTATCTTCCCAGATTTTCTTAGCTTGCTCGCCAATTTTCCCATCAACAGGACATGGAGTTCCTGCATTCATCATTGCTGTAAATACTCGCTCATCTTGGCATAGTGTAGAAACTGCTGCTACCTTCATACCCATATCATACATGGAACGAGCTAATTTTAATCTTTCGCAATTCTTGTCAACCATAGTTGCTCCAAAGGAGATACCAAGAATTTGTGTTTGTGCTGCGCCAGATACACCTACTGCGCAAACGTCTGAATTGATAACTGTGACTGCTGGAGCCACCGCTGTTGGAGGTGGTGATTTTACTGTTGTGGTGCTATTTGAAGTTGAATCTGTGGTAGATCTACTTGTCGAATCAGTGACGATGGGATCAGCCATCGCTGGGGACAAAACCATGACAAAAAGCACCGCTGTAGCGATCTTTTTAGTCATTTTAAACCTTTATTTTAATTGTTTTATGATCTCAACAACTACTCATGGTAACCTATTATTTAGGCATTTGAGGGGTTTTCGCAATAAGAAATTTATCTTAATGGCATTCTCGGTGGTTTTTCTGGTGGAAGTTGTATAGAAATATTATCAGTTGTCTCAACATTAGATTCTAATGTTATACGTTTTTCACGTTGTCCAAAAGTTCCATACTCTTCTACTTTTGGAGTAGTTTCTGGAATAATAACATCTACTTCTTTATTCATCTCAGCCATTTGTTCTGGCTCTAGTTCTTCAGGTTTCTTTTTACCAAAGAAATCTTCGATAATCTTCTTAGATTCCATTGGCAATGGACTCTTTTTAAAGAACATATCTGACCACTTAGGTTTATCTGGTTCGGGTTCTAATTCATCATTATCTTTAAGAACTATAGACTGAATTACATCATTACCTTCTGAATCAGTTTTAATTACTACTGACTTTACACTCTCATCTTTTCGCATTTGCCAGTTGGCAGCAACTAGCATTAGAACTGCAAGTGGATCAAATACAATAACAATCATGATAATAACCCAGCGGACTGCTTTCTCAAGCAAATCCGTTTCTGGATTATCACCGTAAAGTAATGCTGCTATGTATTTTATTGGACCGACTTCGGCTTCGACTTTACGGACTTCGCTGGCGATTGGCGCACGCTCTTCGTTGAGTTTTGCGATCTTGGTTTGCGAGGTGCCGATTTCTTGGAGGATTCTGGCTCTGTCTTTTTGCTGGTTTCTACGGATGGAGATGGCTCGCTCTGCTCCGCTGGCTTCTGTGGTTCTGGCGATGGTTTGATCAACTTGAGAATCGAGTTGAGAAAGTTCTTTACGATTTGCATTTATGTTTTCCTTTTCTGTTTTAATTTTTTCATCTATTAGTGCAAGTTTTGCTTGCACATCACCTGATGGGATTGCTTGGTCCAAGTGTGCTTTACTTAGGTAACCAAAAATTCCCATAGAAGTTAATAGCATCAATACAACCAAAGCGAATGTAAAGTATGTCTTCATCAACACTGGAATTTCTTTCCAAGTTCGATAAAGCCATGATGCTACTACAAGTTTCGATGCTTCTAGCAACGAACCCATAATTAAAATAGGAATAACAGCTGCTGCGAAAATTGCCACCAGACCCATAATTGAGTAGTAAGCTGCGCAAGCTGATAATGCCAATGCTGTTATGAATAATAGGTATTTCATAGTTTGTGTAGTATGTGTGATTTGTGGACTCTAACAGAGATTTGTCCGTTGTAATATTCTTCTGTTTCTAATACTTTCCTTAAAAACTGCTCTCGTGCTTCGATGTATGAACACTCTGCTTTTGATTTGCAGTAGTACAAAATTTCTCGTGTGAATGACTCCTCACCCAATCTCTCAACGTCTTTATTTAATTCAATGCTAGAACCATAGTAAGTTAGCCAATCAGATTCAATCTTACCTCGAATCTTCTTTTTCTTTTTTGTTCCATTTTTCAACTTAACTGTTTTGTAAGTTGTCTTGGAAAATTTTGCTAACTTCTTACCTATGTATTTTCTATCGTTGGTTTTATTTGTGATCAAATAAACGAACCCAACACAATCCTCAGGTAATGATTCTACTGTTTTGTTTTGATAATGCCACATTATTCTTCATCGTCTAGATCCTCTTCTTCGTAGATGTCAGCAGAACAAACTGGGCAATATACCACATCTTCTGTTGAATGGTCATCTCCTTTGAGAACGATCTTTCCTCGTGCTCCACATGATTCACATTCAAAATATTTAGTCGACATTTTTTACCCTTGCTAATCCTAATGTATTAAAAATCCTATACCACATCCAACCGATATCAAACTCCAATGATTTTCTACTTAATTTTGGGTTTGCTGGCTCGCCATGGTGATTGTTATGCAGTTCTTCACCACCAATAATAATCCCCCATGGAACTATATTAGTTGATTTATCCTTACTATCATAGTTTCTATAACCATAATAGTGCCCCAAACCATTTATAACACCTGCAGCCCAGAATGGAATCCAGATCATCTGAACACCCCAAACCCAGAGACCCCACCAGCCAAAGAATAAACAATCAAGAATTAACATTACCACAATTCCAGCATATGGAAATTTAGAGTAGACATTTTTCTCGACCCAATCGTCTGGCGTACCGACACCATATTTAGCAATCATTTCTTTGTCTTTGGAGGATTCAACATAACAGAAAACACCAGCGAATAAAATATACCAAATACCGAAAATATGTGGGGTATGTGGGTCACCTTCTTTGTCAGAGTTCTGATGGTGTTTGCGATGTATGGCAACCCATTCTTTAGTTACCATACCAGTTGTCAACCACAACCAGAATCTCATAAAGTGGGAAAGACCTGGATGAAAGTCAATACCTCTGTGAGTTTGCCCTCGATGTAAAAACAAAGTAACACAAATGATGGTGATGTGGGTCATCACCAATAGGTACAAGAATGCCATCAAGCAGCCTTGCCCCAAACATCATCCCAGCTGCCAGACAATGCACCTTTGGCATAGTCAGTAACACGATTCTCAAAGAAGTTTCCGTGCACTGGTGCGTTAATCATTTCTTCTACCCATGGCAAAGGATTCTTCTTAACTTTGAAAATACCTTTCATACCTAGCGAGATAAGGCGACGATCTGCGATGTAACGGATGTACTGTTTAACATCTTCAGCTTTTAGATCACGCATCTCGCCATTCTGGTAGCAGAGATCGATAAACTTATCTTCCAATGCAACCATCTTTTCAGCGATAGTATAAATCTTAGATTTAAGTTCATCATTCCAGATCTCTGGGTTCTCCTTGATAAACTCTTTAAATAATTTGATCATATTCTCAGCATGCATCGTTTCATCAACAATACTCCAAGTAACGATCTGACCCATACCCTTCATCAAACCATGGCGAGGGAAGTTCAACAACATAATGAATGAAGAGAACAACTGCATCCCTTCAGTGAATGCAGAGAACACCGCAATGTGTGTTGCTGTTGATGCCAATGTACCATTCTTCGAAGATAACTCAAGAACATAATCGTGCTTGTCACGCATCTCTTGATACTCAAGGAACTCATTGTAAGTTGATTCTGGCATACCCAGTGTTTCAATCAAGTGCGAGTACGCAGCAATATGCAGTGCTTCACGTGCAGCGAAACCAGAAAGCATCATGCGAATCTCTGGTTGTGGGAAGTATGGTAGATAGTTCTTAACGTAACCACCTGCCACATCGATGTCACCTTGTGTGAAAAAACGAAAGATGTTTGTCAAGAATGTTTTTTCTTCTTGCGTTAAACTTTTCTTCCATTGCTTAACGTCTTCTGCCATTGGAACTTCAGTGTGTAACCAATGTGCTTGTTCATGTTTTAGCCACGCTTCATATGCCCATGGATAATTGAAAGGTTTGAAATAATTCCTTTCATCAGTCATTTTACTCGTTTTATTCTTTACCATCTTATTCCTCGTCTGTAATTAGTTCTATTGCTTTTATTTCTGAATTCCATTTAGCTCCAATCACCTCACGATAACCATCTCTAGTCATTATCATCGTCGCCATATGTTGTGTATGTTTTGGTCCTGATCCGCTCTGTTTATCCGTATTATCCATCCAAATAGTTTTTATTTTCCAGAATAATTCGTATGCGTCCATGTTATCCCTCGCAGGCTAAGCAAGCACCATCGTCAGCTGATGCCAGTGCTGTTAAATCGATCTCTTTAATAACTTCTCTCTCAATTCGCTTAGCAACTTTATCTGCTTTAGCAATCTTATCTGAGCGACAATAATACATTGTTTTCAATCCTTGTTTCCATGCTTGAAAGTGAACAGCATGAATATATTTGATATGAGAATCTGGTCTAAAGAAAACATTCAGAGATTGTGCTTGGTCGATATACTCTTGACGATCTGCTGCATGTTGAATAACCCAACGCTGATCAATCTCCATCGAAGTTTTAAATACTTCTTTAGTCCAGTCGTCCATCCACTCTAAGTGCTGCACAGAACCATCGTTGGCGATAATACTTGACCACACCTCATCCGCCCAACCTTCTTTATGATTCTCGGATTCTTTCTGAATGATTTTATCCAGATAACGATTTTTATTTAGGTGAGAACCCGATAGAGTGTCTTGGCGATAAGCATTGGCACGATAAGGTTCAATAGAAGGACTAGTGTTGCCCATAAGAATGGAAGAAGAAGCATTGGGAGCAATAGCCATAAGATGACTAAAGCGATTCCCAGTGCCCACTGCGTCAGGTGCTTCACCTCGCTCAGTCCCCAACTTCTGATTCGCTTCATCTAACTTCTCTCTAACGTGTTTGAATATTTTTTTGTTTCTTCCAACTGCCATTGGGTTTTCCCATGGGAGATTATTTTTTTGCAGGTAGGCATGCCAACCCAACGCACCGATGCCGATACTTCTCTCTCGCATGGCGGAATATTTCGCTCGTTTGATTGCGGAAGGTGCATGATCAATAAAATACTGAAGAACATTATCAAGCATTTCTGCAATATCAGCAAGGAAAAGAGGATCGTCTTTCCACTCATCATAGTACTCCAAGTTTAATGAAGATAAACAACAGACAGCTGTTCGCTTCTCGTTAGTTGGTAAAATAATTTCTGAACAAAGATTTGATTGATGCACTTTCAATCCTTTTAACCATTGTGGTAGCTTACGATTAGATTCATCAATAAAATGTAAGTATGGTTCACCTGTCGTCATACGTAATTCTAAAATCTTCTGCCACAATTCTTTTGCTGAAACAGTTTCACGAACTTCTCCGCTATGCGGGTCTTTCAATTCCCAAGAATCATCAAAGTTTGGATCGAGCATTGACTGTTCGATAATATGCATAAATGCATCAGGGATGTTTACACCATGATGCATGTTTAGGGTTCTCAAATTCTGATCCCCTGTTGGTTTACGCATCTCTAAAAATGGGATAAGGTCTGGATGATCAATAGACAGGTAAGCAGCATAGCTACCCCTGCGAGTACGACCCTGCCTGTATGCCAAAGAACTGGAGTCATAGATCTTGAGGTGAGGCATGACACCAGTAGATTTATCGTCTGCTGAACGAATACCAAAGCCAATACCAACACCACCCCCGAGCATAGAAAGCCAATTAGTTTCTGATAGGTTATCAACTAGTCCCTCCGCTGTATCTTCAATATAGTTAAGAAAACATGATATAGGCAACCCACGCTTACTGCGACCAAAAGAAAGAATGGGAGTAGAATAAGAAAGCCAATGCTTGCTGCTGTACTCGTATAACCTCTGCGCATGTTCTTCATTAGAGCCGAATTGTTTTGATACATAAGCGAACCTTTCTTGTGGAGATTGTTCATCATCTTTCATGTAGGATTCTTTTAATCTCATTAATCCCAATGCATCGAATAAATTATCTCGGCTGTAGTCAACCTTAATGCCATGCACGACACTTTCCATATATTGCTCCAATTTTATTATTATTTGTTTACGAATTCTTCCACCATTGGGAAGATACTTGCTATTACTTTCGCACACTCACGTGCAACTAACATGTGTTCTTTCTGTGTACCATTTGCGCTACGCAGTTCAATAAAATGAACCCAACTACGCAAAGTGCCATTCATGTATAAACGTGAGACAGTTAAACCTTCTGGTAAAACTGCTCTTGCTTGCTCTTTGGCGATCCCATTTTTGATAGCCCAATCATATGCATGGTTCGCAGCAGAAATAACTTCTTCTTGCTTCCATCTCCACTGATCTATTAGATTTTGTTCAGTTAGTGTTAGTCCTTTAACTTCAACTGAGTTTTGTCTGTTCTTTGTATCTTGAAGTCGTGCTTCACGAAGTACAAAGTCAAGTTCTTTTGTGGGGTCAGCATATCGTTGACTAAACTCCTGGAAGGAAAAAGAGCGATGGCGTAAAATTTGTCTTGCGATATCACGTGTAGTTTCAATTTCTAAACATGCACTCACCATCTCTAGTGGTGACCAGTGTTTATTTTTAATTAGATATCGAATCAACTTTTCTGCTGTATCTGTGTTGTATTGATTACTGGGGTTTGAAACTCTGGCACAGTAAGCAATTAAATCTTGAACATTATCTAGACCTTCTTCAATAACTTCAGGTGTTCCCTGCGAATAATTTATTAATTTAACTTTCAAATCTTTCTCCATGTACTAAATTTTAATTTTGCTTCAACACCTGAAAAGGTATTCGTATTTATCAATTGAACAATTTCGTCAGTAGTCATTTTACCATCTAAAATCATTTCATTGATATCTTTTTGCATTACGGTGTCGGGGAACATACAAACATTATAGCCTAAACTAATATATTTGTCAAGTTGTTTCACTATGTCTTTATTACGTGGCTCATTATCCATTACAATCGTTGCGTTAGTAAGTAGCTGCCGAATAGTAGGGGTATCAAAACTTGCTCCTGACACAGCGATTGCATTTGGTAAGAATAGCGAATCAATTGGTCCTTCAACAACATATATGCGTTTGCTATAATCCAAGCGATCGAGTCCATAAATTTTCTCCTGCGTTTCATCTACTTTAATTGTATAATACTTAGGCTCTTCTTTACCAAATGCTCTGGCTTGATATGCAAAACATTTACCAGCAGCAGTGAAGTAAGGAATGATAAGTCTTGGGTGCTCATCTACTATTGGCTCTTGAAATTTTGGCGTAACGGTATTGGTATATGCTTTAAATTTTGGAGCAAAGTAGAGTAAGTTCCGTTTATCCTTTGGTATCTGTCGGTTGTTTATATATTGAAGAACTGGATGACCATCTGGTAATTTATCGATGCGTGTAAGACTCTCGAGGATATCATCCTCAAGTAAATCTTCTTGTGGAGTTTCTAAGACGACACTGGTATCAGCAATGTCTTTGTGGTCATTATATCTTGTAGCACCACCTTTGTAGCGTTCCAAGACATACTCATCATAAAGTTTTGTATCGACATACTTGATTAAGTTGCCGAGATTGGTTCCATATCCGCAGTTGTGACACTTACAGAATAAATCTGATTTTGCACGATAGATGTATCCACGTGCTTTAAGTTTGTTTGTGGTACTATCACCACAGACTGGACAGGAATAATTCCAAAGGTAATCTTTTTTCTGTTTGAAATTTCTTAGACGTGATCCAAGAATACTTGCAAACTTAACATCAATGTATAACATAATAACTCCACTAGAGTAACTATTTTACCCCAGTTCACAATTAAAAGCAAATTTATTTTATAAACTTTTGTAAAACGTCAATATGACCCAATGCATATCCAAGAACTATTGCACCGCCTACAATCATCCATCTCCAACGCTCGAGAATATCAACACGTTCTTTAACTTTATCCATTGAAGACTTCAGAGATAAGTGCTGTTCTGAATCGGATTTTGCAAGTGCATCGATTTTTTCATCGAGCTTATCCATAATCTCACGATTACCTGTGGTAATTCTAGAATGCAATTCTTTGATGTCATTCTTTACTTCGCCGACATCTTCTTTGATGGCTTCGACCTGTGTTTCCAATTTGGCTACTCTTTCTTGATCTAACATAGTAGGAAAATTTTCGTTATTAGTTATCATTACACAAGACTCATTTCACACTATCAAAAATGTCTTTTTGTGTCTTGTACCACTCTATCCAAGTTTCTACTGCAATGCGACATTCATGGTACATACCATAATTGTCAGAGACAACTTTGATAACCTCAGAAAGTTTATCAGTTGTTTCTATCTGTTTTAAGTCAGGACATGATACCAAAAGTGCTTGTGGAACTTCTGGGAACTTACGCTTGACTGGTGTGGTTAAACAACCAGATAGCAAAAATACTATTGGTATAATAATGAGTAACTTTCTCATTTCTTGACCTCAGGTCTTTTCGCTGCTTCATTAAGAATGTCAATTGTTTCTGATGACACTTTACATTGAGAATCAATCTTAACTTCTACATTCTTAATCTTTTCTTGTATTACTATTTGTGTATCTTTAACAACTTTAACTTTGTCAATATAAACCTTTTCGATTTTAACATTGGCTGTTTTAGCTTGCTCTTCAGATAATGCAACTTTGGCTTCAAGTTCTCTAACTCTTGCTCTCCATTCTTGCTCGATTGCCAAACCACCTTTGAAGTAAACACCTGCCAGAAGTAACACTATACTTACTACCTGCAATAGAGTACGATAAGGTATAATCCAAGGTATCCAACGAATAGCAAGTTTAAATAAAACTGAAACTGTTGTACCTACTATACCAGCTAGTAATACACCATTAATTATCCAAACGAGTAATGCGTCTGGAAGGAAACTTAACAACCACATTATGCTGCCTCAAGAGGTGGTTTACGTCTAGCCATTTGTTTATGTTTAGCAATATCTTTCTTTAATGGAGCAGGAGTATCGGTGGCTACACCAGCACCAGCAACATTGGCTACTGCATCTTCACTTAAAAACTTACTGACTAAAATCTCTTCTTCTACCAAATAAACATTATCTTCTAACATCTCTAAGATCTGAATATATCTTTGTTCCATTAAAGATGTAGTTCTATCATTACTTTGATAATATTCTTTAACTAAAAACAATGCAGCTACAAGACTTTTTAACTTACTTTCTCCACCTGGAAGTTTGTTAATAATCTTTTTCATATTGAAAACAAGACGATTTAAATAAGTATAAGCATCTTTTTCTGCAGAAGTTTTTAATGTGCTGGACTTCTTAAGGTTTTTACCTTTAGCGTCAATGATACCTAACTTATATGCTTGCGTATCATCAAATGGCTTGATAAGCATAGTTAAAATTCTATATGCTATCAAGTTGTCTATTAGTCTGCTCATATCTTCCTTAATACTGCGATAATCGTTTCGTCCAATTTAATATCAGTAAGATTAATTCCATATTCTGGAATAGTCTCTGGCATCCTATTAAGATAAACTAAGAAAGTGATTAGTTGTGGCCACAAGTCTTCTTCAATTTTATGAAACAACATCTTAGTTGTTGATTCACCAAAGATATTGTATAAAACAATAATGTGGTTTAATATTAATCGCTCTCTTAATTCACCTGAATTTTTATACCTGTATATTAATTTTTTCAAGTATATAAATTTTTTCAGGTCATCTTCAAATTCAGCTATGCTATGACATTGCGGATTATCATAATGTCGCATGGCATAAACTAAAAAATTAGCATCATTTAATTTTTCGAGCATCATCATTCTTTTCAGTTGCTGCCGAAACCATAAATTTTTCACACATTGCCATCGCACCATTAATCTGATGAATCTCTGCTTCAGTCTGCATCATTGTGTTGCGTAACTGCGTAAGAAAATCCATCTTTTCTTTGTGCGCTGCTCTCAGTGTTTCAAGTTCGCTTTTAATATTCTCTAACATACTAACCCATTCTAAAAGGAGGGGAGGAATCTCCCCTCAACCAATTTATTTATTAGGCATCAGCACCGATAGTTGTATCATCAGTGTTGTCATCACCAGTGATTGATGACATAGCAACTAGAACTTCAGTCTTGTTGCGTGTTACACCTTGTGCATCAGTGTATGTATTAGTTGTTACCCAGCCTGCATGAGCAACACCTTTAGCCTTGTTTGCTGCGACTGCTGCTTCTGCTGCAGAGATACCCTCAACAGCTGCTTTACCAGCAGTGTTTAGATATTGTGGCTTGCTGCCAGCTGCGTCTGTTTTTCCCCATAGTGCCATTTTATTCTCCTTATTTGAAATTAGGCAAGTGTACTGGATAGCCTGTCATTTCGACACCACTACCTTTTCTCTTAGCAATAGTTCCCTTCTGACGTGCGCCAGATGTAGAACCTGCTGGACGACCACGACCACGTTTCTCTGCAGCTGGTTTAGCTGGCTTGTCTTCATCGTCGTAACCTTTTTTGTCTGCTTCGGCTTCACCCTTATAATACTCAGTACCATAACCACGACCACTCACTTTACGTACTGGTAAGTCAGCCATTTTAACCTCATCAAGAGATTCTACAAACTCTTTATATGTTTTCATGTTAGTTATTACCTCTCCGTTATCGTCAAATTGTTCCACTTCTTCTTTATGACTCTTCATACCCTTATTCTTCATATACCATGCAAGAGCAAAAGGATTATCAATTTCTTTATGCTTCTTCATTGCTTTAACAGTACCCTCAAATCCTGGAGGTGCTTTCTCGTCAACTTGTTCGACTTCTTCAGTTCTAGTTCTGCGACCTGCGAAATGATGAATACCTCTGTTCTTCAATTCAGAACGAGATGCTTCATATTCATATCGGTTTTTCACTTCACTAGGTCTTGTCTGACCAAGGGTTTTAACTTTTTTATCGAGAGTTGATGTTGCTTGTTTTTTGGCAATCTTATTGGTTGCCGTGTACAACCCCGCATCTCTTTTATCACTAGTATCGCCAGACTTTAAATTCTTTCTAACATATGACTTTAAAGTTTTCTGATCTAATTCATCGATCTGTTCAACTTCTTCGCAGGACACCTTATTAGTTGGATGACCATTGATTGGTTTCTTAGTTGCTTTGTATGCTTTATTCTCAGGTGTTCCTTTGATATACTTCTTATCTGGAACTGGAGCAACTGGAGCTTGTTCATCAACAACGTCTTCTTTGATTTTACTCTTTGCAGCAATAGCTTGTTTAGCAAGTTCACGTGCACGACTCATTGGTGATTGAGTAGTGCCATCTGAGTTTTTAACAGGTTTAGTCTTTGTATATGGACCATCAAATGGAACACTATTCTTAGAAGAACCACCACCAATCTCGTCACCTTTACGACGATAAGCAGATGCTGGCTTTTGGTAGTAACCTTCTTCCATTTCAACTTCTTCTTTGTAGATAGTTCCAATATGTTTTGCTTTAATCTTTTGTAGAGAGTTGCGACCACTAGCGTTCATAGTGTGGTTAACATCAAAGCCACCACTATGAGCATAAATCTCAATACCATCAAGATTGTCACGATGGGTTTTAACTTTTTCTTTAGCATACTTCACAGCATCTTCTTTAGTTTTGAATGGTGCTGCTTCCACCACTTGTTCAACTGACTCATCAACATAAACTGCACGAGTTCTTTCTCCAGGATGATACGCTTTAGTGCGTTTACCAGTAATACTCTTTCCGTGATCGTCAGCTTCTTTAGAAGTTTTGAAACCTTTTTTATGCGCAGTCATATTACCATAAACATCCATTGAAGATGAATGATATGTACCGTGAACTGTATTCTTTTTGACCTTAGCATGATTCCAAGTTTGACTAGCTTCTTCTATTTCAACTTCTTCGTTGGTTTCTTTCTTACCTGTCAAGAAGTTCTTAAAGTTTTTCAAATCTGATTTGATAGATGGTTTCTTACCCATATCTTTTAAATAACTCTTATCGGCAATGTCAGTGTTCTTTGCTGGAACTGATTCATCAAAGTGTTTGTAATCAACAGTAGTTTTCTTACTGCCTGATGTTCTGTGAGAAACAAAATGAACTTTGTCATCTTCACGTGTTACATGAACTTGATTACCAGTTTCATCTTTATACATAGCCTTCGAATGTTCACCACTTGGTCGTAAACCCTTAACAATCTTTTGGTGTTCTGGATGTAGAGGATAAGAAATATCTTTGCCGTGATGAACAGTCATCATCTTACCCCAAGAATAATCTTTCTTGCTTACTGTGGCTTCTTCTAACTCAACTTCTTCTTTTAATTTCGCTGAGATTTTATGAACTTTATATCCTTTGTCAGAGAAATGTTTTCTTGCAGCACGCTCTGCATGCTTTGGAGTTGCTGCCAATATAGATAGTGCTTTCTTTATAACTTCACGCTTCTCACCATCAGCAGGAGTTCCAGTATTATCAGAAACATGAGCAACTACAGTATGACGTCTAGAGTAATCATCTTCTTCGTCAATAGTTTCTTCAGAAACTAAAATATACTTGTTATTTGATGGGTTCAACTTAGGTTTTTGTCCAGGTGCTGCAGCAGCTTTCGCATCTTGATAAGTTGCAAACACTCTAGCTTCGATAATATCGTCAGCTACTTCTGTTTCTTCAGGAACACAGTTAGGAACTTTTCTTCCATTCTTATCCTTTAAACCAACTGCTTTATAGCCTTTCCAGCAAGCACTGGCTAAATCTGCAAATTTCTTTTTTGCCATTTATTATTCTCCAATTTTCTTTAAGCTGGAACGTATCATCCAACCATGTTTCTTGTGAGCATCCAATCTTCCAGCAATAAAATCAGCAAAACCCTGCTCTTTGTCTTTCGATAATAGATCGAACAGTTTATTTAGGCTCTCGATGGTTTTATTGTTGGCTTCTTGTAAATCTTGCAGCATTTCAGTTACATTACTAGCGTTATTATCATTATCGATAGTTGTAACTTTATACATTTCTTCTATATTCTTTGGAGCATACTCATCAAGCGCACGCATCTCTTCTGCCATTGGATCAACTGCTCCATAAATTTCTTCATAAAGATTGCCAAAAAATTCATGATACTGTGGAAAGAACATCCCTTCCAAGTTCCAATGATAAGATTGTGCCTTAAAATACATTAAGAATGTATTTGCTAAGCAAATTTTCGCAGTAACTAAAGTTTCATTCATATTAACAATTCCATTTTCTTAATGCCAATGCTTTACGAGTTGGCTCGCCATTTGGCTTCTTCATTGGTCCTTCTACGCCAGACATTCTGGCACAGAAAGACTTGCGACGATTGGCAGCTTTGCTACCAGCTTTTAATTTTGATGGTGGTGTTGTTACAGGTGCTTTAAGATTGCCACCCTCTGTTCTGTTATAATGATCTCGACCCTTTTGTGTCAAGCCACCAGTTGAAGATTTAAATCCTTTTGCATCAACAGCTGCTTCTTTAACAGTTAAAGATTTTTCATGGTGTTCATCTGCCTTTTCAGCATGCTTGTCTGCTGATGCCGAACGACCCTTCGACTCATGCCACTCGGACATAGCATCATGATGATCCGCCATGTGTGCATGAAATGACTTCATATCACCTTTAGATTCAGCGTCATTGGCTTTTGATAAATGCTCTTCTGCCTCATCATGTTTGGCATTATCTTCTGTAAGGTAATCTTTAAAACGCAACATTTCCAGATCCTTTAGTATATTTTGTATGTGATAATCTTGCTTTCTCAACAGCACGAATACGTGGAACAAGTTTCATTGCTACACGACCGATAACTTGTTTGCGTCTTTGAATAACTCTTTCTACACGCTCTTTCTCTCCAACTGAAAGTTTGTTATAGTCACGACCACGGAGTAGACGTTTCTTCATTAACTTAATTGCAAGACGACGTGCACGTTTGTTTGTAGTCTTAGTGGTGGCACGAGTTCTTAATGCGATGGATGCTTTACGTTCACGCTTAGCCTTAGATTTTGCAAAACGAACTCTTGCACGCATACGTTCTGTTCTTGAAAGAACTTCCAGAATTGCTTGCTCTTGCATTGTGCAAGCACATTCTTCATCGTCATATTCTTCGCCAGTATCTGGATCGATAATACCAAACTCATCATCTTCATACTCATCGATGAATTCATCATCTGGTGTAGTATTAATAATGTGATCGATTTCTTCATCAGTAAGATCTAATTCTTTTTCTAACACATCTCTAGTGTGTTCACATCCTTCTTCGCCATGCTTTACGTTGTGTACTGGACAAATACCAGTATCTTCCCATTCTTCATCATGTGGTTCATCGCCAGCATGATTAACTTTGCTCACATCAACTGGAGCTACTTCACCCAATTGTTGTTTAATTTTTTGTTTGCGTAAAGTTTCAGATGCTCCTGGTTCAACTAAACTATGTCCAGGTTTGCAGTGATTCTCTTTTACATCTTTCTTCTGTTCTTTTTCTTTTTTCTCACGTTCCTGTCTTTCTTGTTTCGCCATGCGAGACATTCTCTTGATGAAAGAAGGTTTATTATAATATGGAGTTGCTTCATCCAAAGAAGTTTCTTCTTGAGTAAGTTTCTGTGGAATTAAATTTGTGTCATATTGAATACCAACTTGGTTAGCCAGTTGTAACATCTTATTAACAATGTTCAATGCTTCTGGATTCAAAGTCTTGGATTTGATTCTGCGTAGTGCAGTATTAACAAGCAACTCAGCGTTTGCAGTTGCCTCAACTTTATCCACACCAAGCATAGTTGCGATTACTCGAGCAACTTTAATCTTATCGTTGGTTTTTAAAGTCTTATCTGTTAAGTCTTCGTTCATTTCTTTTTCTTCCGTTGGTATTACGTCTTGTATCCATTTAGAAACTAATTTGCCACTAGCTTCTTTAAGTAGTAAATGGTTTGAGCCACGTTTAACTACTGCTAATTTTTCTCCACTACATTCAACGATATCTCCGACATTAAAAATTTCACCACGGAAATATTGTTCACGTACAGTATCTTTGACCAAATTAAGCTGCTCTTTAATTGGTTCTAAACCCATCGTAATACGGACATCGTTCATCAAACGACGACCATCTAACTCACGAACAGAACTTGGCAACTTTTTCTTAAACTCTTCAAAAATTCCTTTAGTAGCAAAAGATTTCATCTTTGAAGAATTTACATCTGGGTCTTTATCTAAAGTAGAAATAATCTGAATGGAACTTGATTCTTTAACAATTTTTTTCAAGCTGGCTGATTGTTCGCTGCCGACAACCAATACAACATGTTTATACTTCTGCGACAAATCTTTAATCGTTTCCGATAAAGATGTGATACTTTTAAAAGAAGTATTTGGGAACATTAAATTTAGATAATGTTCTTTCTTATCTTCTTGGATAATACTGTTCTTAGA